AAGAATAGAGTTAAAACTATTCTAGTAGACAAGTCTTCCGTTGCAGGATCTGGTGTTGGTGCAACTACACTAAATGATGGTTTAACATATGGTAATTATCCATATGGAACAAGAGTTCAAGATGATACAATCTGTCTCCTAGAACCAGATGTAACCAAAATTCATGCGATTTATGAATCATCTACAACAGGAACACCTCAATTACCAAGACTTACTGTAAGTGATATTAGTAGTTTTAATGGAAGTGTTGAAGACGCATTAAATGGTGAAGAAATTGTTGGTAGTAGTAGCAATTGTGTTGCTGTCCTAGTAAATAAAGTAAATGCATCAACTCTTGAAGTAGTCTACATCAATGGTAAAGAATTTACTGTTGGTGAAGACATTACATTTAAAGAATCTTCAATTGTTGCACAAGTAGATGTAATTGTTGATGGTGATAATGACATTACTTCAAAATATAATTTTAATAATTCAGCAAAGTCAACCATTTATGATTATTCTAGAATTATTAGAAAACCAAATACAAAACCACCTACGAAAAAGTTAACTGTAGTATATGAATATGCAAGTATTGATAGTTCTGATACTGGAACTTTAGTAACTGCTAATTCTTATGAAAATTTCAATTATGCAGATATTCCAACAGTTGATGGTCTAAGACAAAGTGATATTATTGATATCAGACCAAAAGTTAAATCATATTCAGTATCCGAAGGTGTCAGATCTCCTTTTGAATTTTTAGGTAGATCATTTAATTCAGTTCAAAATAATAATCTAAACGTATTAGCGTCTGATGAGACAATTGAACTAGATTATTCAATTTACTTGGGAAGAATTGACAGATTGTTCTTAACGAAGCAAAAATCTTTCCAGGTTGTTCAAGGAACTCCAGAGGAAACTCCAGAACCACCAGTTCCCATTGATAATGCAATGGAGGTTGCTGTAGTAACATATCCTCCATATTTGACCGATGTAAAAGATGCAAAAGTATCTCTTCTAGATCATAAGAGATATAGAATGCAAGATATTGCATTATTGGAGAAGAGAATTGCAAATCTTGAGTATTACACTCAACTATCTCTATTAGAAACAAATACTGCAAATCTAGAGATTAAAGACTCTGATGGAGCAACTAGATTTAAGTCTGGTTTCTATGTTGATAACTTTACATCAACAACAAACCAAATTAAACTTGGTTCCAAGAATGCGATTGACCCAGAGAACAATGAATTAAGACCTTCTGCTTATACAACAGAACTTGACCTAATTTTAGGTTCAACTGCTTCTACTGGAGTCAATGGAGTTACTGATGCTAATTCTGATATACGTTTTGCCGAAGACCTTATTGCTGAAAATATTAGAAGATCTACTGTAGATCCAAATGGAAGTGCTGGAACAGAAGCTGGCGTAGCTGGTAATGCCGGAGGTGCTGGTACAGCAGGTAAATTAGTTTACATCCAAGTATAATCCTCATTTATTTCCAAACCTTATATTTATTATTGAATAAATGCACTTAGGATCATATGAAAAAATTAGTAGATAGCCTTATAAAACCAATCATAGAGGAAGATGTTAAGATACCCATAGAGGTGGGTGATACCGTCCTTATGGGTAGGTTTAAGAATAAAAAGGTGGTGGTTAAATCGATAGATTACAACGATAATGGTGATCTCCTCATCAACGGCAGACCTGCGTTGAAATTCAGAATTTTAAAAAAGGTAAATGAATCCGAAGAGAAAAACATACATGCTCTTCTTCAAAGATTTGGAAACTCTGCTAAAGATGCTACGGATATGATGAAGAAAAATTATAAAAAGGTAGCCAAAAAATTCAAAGGTCAGACTCCACGAGATAAGGCTATGGCTTTGATAGGACTTTCTCTTTTGGGTGAGGTTGATAGAAAAACCCAATTGAAGTACGGTAGGTTACATAGAAAAAGAATGGAGCTGATAAGAAAGTATGGTGGGTTCGGGCCACAGGCAGGTAGTTATAAATTAAAATTGAAGATTCTTGATTTAGAAAAACAGATGAAACAGTTGATGAAGAATGAGGCACCGAGGGTGCCCCGTAAGAAAGGACAGCATAGGGGTTCTAAGTCTCATTCTGATTTATACACAGATGAGAATCCAAAGGGTACGATAAAGGGATTGAAGTTTGCTACAGTCAAAGATGCAAAAGCATCAGTCAGCAAAATTAGAAACAGCGGTAAATCTCATGCACATAAGATACAAGCTGCTGTAGCTATGGAACAGAGAGCTAGGGAGATGGGTAAGGCTTCACAAGCCGCTGTCTATAGGGCTTACATCAATCAGATGAAAAAGAAAACCAAAAAGAAGAATGAGGAGTTTGGTGCACCTAAAGGATTCTTACCATCACCAAGCCGTAAGATGGTAAAGAAGATGAAGAGGAAAGGAAACACATCAGTTCCTTATGGTAGCGGTTATAAAAAAATAAAAGAAAGTCTTGACTTGTATACTAAAAAATTCGTAAATTCCATAGTTGATAATATGGATAATACGACCCTTTTGAAAGAGAACAAAATTACAAAAACTGTGGCGGTTTATGGTGGTAGGTTTCAACCATTTCATTCAGGCCATTTAGCCACCTATAATTTTCTAAAGAAAAAATTTGATGATGTTTACATAACGACATCCAACATAAAACAACCACCTCGGCATCCTTTGAATTTTAATGAAAAGGTTAAACATATTGTAAAGATGGGCGTTCCCAAAAATCGCATAGTTATGGAAAAATCACCATACATAGCAACGAATGTTCTAAAGAAATTGAATTCGGATAAGACAGCGGTTGTTTATGCTTTTGGTGAGAAGGATGCTGGTAGGTTAAAATCGGGAACTAAGAAGGATGGTAGCAAATCATACTATCAGGATTATAATAAGAATAAGAATGATTTGGTTGGATTTGAAAAGCATGGATATTTCATAACAGCACCGCAATCGGGCACTGTTAGCGGAACACAGATGAGAAAGATTTTAGGAGATCCTAAGATTGATGATGATAAGAGACAGAAGTTATTCAAAAAATCTTTTGGATATTATGATAAGTCCATTTATGATATGATGACAAATAGCTTTAAAAAGTTGTTTGAAACCTACACCCTAACAGATGAACTCATAGAGGAGTTTTTACTAGAATCCTCATCAACTCCGCAAGGAAACTTAGATGATGGACCATCAACTTACTATAGGAGTTTAGAAAAGTATAAGAAGGATTCTACGGATTGGATAAACTCAATATATGGTGGCGCAGGTTGGAAGGTTTTGGATTACATTGTTAATAAAAGAGCCATAGACCCAAAGGATAATGTAGCGAGGGCTGATGATGTTCATAAGAGAAGAAAGGTTGGTGAGGAACATTATGTATCAGCTCCTCTAACATTTTTAGATCACGGTGAACAGAAAAGATCCAAACGTGCCATAAATAATTATAAGAAATGGATGACAACTGTTGTAGAACCTTTAGGTTGGCAAGTAGTTGATTGGATGGGAACAGAGGCAGCTATAGATAATATCATAGGTGATTTGATGTTAACAGGTGCTGATGGTGACTCATATGAGGTTACAAAAAATACATTTTATGAGAGTATTAATGCTAGAAATATTTTAACACAAAGAAATAAAGGAAAGGAGTTACTGCTTATGGGTGGTGCATACGGACATTTAAGTCATCCGTTTGACAACAAAAATCTTACATTTTCAGATTTCAGAACACTAATTATTAATACGCTACAAGGCAATCTCAGCAGTGAGGGTGCTGTTACAGAAAAAACCGATGGTCAGAATATTATGATTAGTTGGAAGAATGGAAAGCTCATAGCTGCTCGTAATAAAGGACATATTAAGAATTTTGGAGCAAACGCACCTGATATAAAGGGTATCGCTAATATGTTTGCTGGTAGGGGTGATATAGAGAAAGCCTTTGTATACGCTATGAGAGATTTACAGATAGCCATTAAAGGATTGAGTCAAAAACAAAAGGATAAAATATTTGCAGAGGGTAAGAAGTTTATGTCGTTAGAGGTTATATATCCGAAAACAGCAAATGTAATACCTTATGATAAAGCATTATTACAGTTTCACGGCACCATAGAGTATGATGCAGATGGTTCACCTGTTTCACAGGATAGGGGTAGTGCTAGAATGTTAGCTGGTATGATAAAACAAATAAATCAAAATGTTCAAAAAACCTATAGCATAACAAAACCATTTGTTTCTTCATTACCGAAGGTAAAGGACTTTTCTGCTAGACAAAATTACTTTTTAGGTAAATTGAATAAATTACAAAAACTATATGGATTAAAAGATACAGACACATTAGCAGACTATCATCAGGCTTATTGGTATGAGTATATTTATAACGCAGGAAAACAAACAGATAATCCAAATGTAACGAGTAATGTTATGGGTGGACTTTTAAAAAGATGGGCATTCTTTGATAAGTCATATAAGATACCACAGATAAAAAAGGATTTGAAGGATTATCCAAAATTTTTAGAATGGGTTTTAACAACCGATAAAATGGATCACGCTAAGTTACAGAAAAAACACATAAGGGATTGGGAGGTGCTTTTCTTTGAATTAGGTGCTGAGGTATTAAAAAACATAAAAGATTTTATAGCAGCTAATCCTGATAAAGCTGTACAGAAGATAAAAAAAGATTTAACTAAGGCTATCGATGGTATAAGGAAAGCAAAAGATCCAAAACAGATGGGATTACTGAAAACACAATTAGACAGATTAAACGCTTTGGGTGGATTTGATGCTATCATACCGAGCGAAGGAGTCACATTTATGTTTAAAGGAAAGTTATATAAATATACAGGCGCTTTTGCTCCTGTTAATCAGATATTAGGAATATTAAAGTTTGCGAGGTAATTATGGGTTATAGTAAAGAAACAGAAAGACAAAACAAAGTATTGGGTGATTTATTAGCTGGTAGAGAACCTGAGAAAAGAGTAATGGTTGGATATAATAAACCTAAAGAAAAAAAGAAAGATAAGATTTCTAAAATGACAGAAATAATGCAAGATGTCAGAATGCCTTGGTTTTGTCCTGATTGTAAAAAAGTTATGAAACAAAAATTAGATGACAAAATGTGGAGACTTTTCGGACATTGTTTTGATTGTCAGGTAAAAGTAGAAAATAAACTTCGTATTGAAGGTAAATATGAGAAGTGGGCTAAAGAAAAAATTAAAAAAAATAAAATTGCTTTTATCAAAGATCAGATACAAGTAATATCAGAGTGGAAAGATTCAAAAGCTCCTGAGTGGTATAATAATGTTGGTGTTAATTATCCTGAATTAAAAAAAGAAAAATGGGATATTGATATGGAAAGAGTAAAAAAAGAAGCAAATGAGGCTATAGAAAAATATGAAGATGCTTTAGAAAAATTGGAGAAAGAGTAATGAAGATTTGGAAATTAGTATTAGGTTTTTTAGGTTTAGTTGGTGGACTTTTTGCGGCTGGTGCTGCTAAGAGTAAAGAAGTTAAAAAATTAAAAAAAGTTATAAAAGAAAATAAAAAACAAGAAAAAAAAGTTGAAAAGCAAATTAAGGAATTAGAAAAAGCCAAAACTGCTTCTAAAAAAGAAGTCGGTAATTTAAAAAGAAAACTAACTAACAGTAAAAAGAAAACACAGAAAATGCAAGAAGCTTATGATAACGATGAGGTTGAATCAGCCGAAGATTTTCTTAGAAACTTTGCTAAGAGTAAGTGAGATTAACTATGAAGATATTAAGATATTTTATAATATGTTTTTTTGCTCTATCCTTAACCAAAGGTAACGGGGTGGAAATAAAAAAAGGTGGTGAAAAACCAACTACTTTTACTTATGACGAAGCATTGGAAATGTTGAAAGCTCGTGATGCACAGTGGGAAGGTAAATTAGCTAAAGCAGATACATTGATAGAGGATTACAAAGTTATGCTTTCTGAAAGTGATGAATTAATTGAAGAATTACAAAAGTATGCTGAAGTGGAAAAAGTTCTATCAGAAGCAAAGAGTAAACAAATCACCTTGTTAAAAGAACGTGAAAAAACAAATGAAGAACTCATAAAAACACTTCAACCAAAATGGTATGAAAATACATATCTTTGGTTGGGTATTGGATTTATTTTAGGAAAAATATAGTGAAACCAACACCTATAAAAGATGTAATAAAAAAACAGTATCTAAAATGCGCTAAAGATCCTGCGTACTTTATGAAAAAATATTGTGTGGTTCAACATCCTATGAAGGGTAAAGTACCCTTTCATCTATATGAGTATCAAGAAAAATCATTACAGACTTTTGAAGAACATAGGTTTAATATTATACTAAAAGCTAGACAGTTAGGATTATCAACACTAACCGCTGGATACTCATTATGGATGATGACTTTTCATCAAGACAAAAACATATTGGTAATTGCGACAAAACAGGATACTGCTAAAAACTTAGTAACTAAAGTTAGGGTGATGCATGCTAATCTACCGAGTTGGTTAAAACAGAAATGCACTGAGGATAATAAACTCTCTTTAAGATATAGTAACGGATCACAAATAAAGGCTGTATCAAGCGGTGAGGATAGTGGTCGTTCAGAAGCATTATCTTTACTGATATTGGATGAGGCTGCTTTCATCGATAAAATTGAACCGATATGGGCTGCTGCTTCACAGACACTATCAACTGGTGGACAGTGTATCGCACTATCCACACCAAATGGTATTGGTAATTGGTTTCATAAGACTTGGGTTGGTGCTGAAGAGGGTGAGAATGATTGGAACTTTATTAAACTACATTGGAACTTACATCCTGAAAGAAATGATGAGTGGAGAACTGAACAGGATAGACTTTTAGGTCCTTCATTAGCTGCACAAGAGTGTGATTGTGACTTCTTAACTTCTGGACAAAATGTTATAGATGGTGTTATATTAGATGAATATAGAAAAACTCATGTTCAAAATCCGTTAGAAAAAAGAGGTATAGATAGTAATCTTTGGATATGGCAACCAGCAAATTATACTAAGGATTATGTATTAAGTGCTGATGTAAGTAGAGGCGATGGAACAGATTTCTCTGCATTTCATATTATGGATGTTGAGACTATGGAACAGGTTGCAGAATATAGGGGTAAAATATCTACAAAGGATTTTGGAAACCTCTGTGTGAACACAGCTACAGAATATAACAATGCATTGTTAGTTATTGAAAACAATAACATAGGTTGGGCTGCTCTTCAACAGTGTATTGATAGGGGTTATGAAAATTTATTTTATATGAGCAAAGATTTAAAATATGTAGATACGCAACATCAAATGACAAATAGATATAGAAATCAAGATCGTAATATGGTTGCTGGATTTAGTATGACAATGAAAACAAGACCATTGGTTGTTGCTAAATTAGAGGAATATTTTAGAGAAAAGACAGTAATTGTTCGTTCAAATAGATTAATTGATGAACTTTTTGTATTTATATATAACAATAATAAAGCTGAAGCTATGCAGGGTTACAATGATGACTTAGTAATGAGCTTTGCTTTAACACTATGGGTTAGAGATACTGCATTAAGGTTAAGAAATGAGGGTATAGATTTACAAAGAAGAACACTAAGTGGTGTTTCCTCTCAAATGATCCCACAAAAACCAACTAAAGAGAATAATAGTTGGGAATGGGAAGTGAACGGACAAAAGGAATCATTAGATTGGTTAATTAAATAAGGATAATATTATGGCTGATAAAGATTTATTTTCAAGACTAAAACGATTATTTTCTACAAATACTATTGTTAGAAATATCGGTGGAAAAAAACTAAAAATAGTTGATACAGGACAATTACAATCAAATATTCAAACTAATTTAGTTGATAGATATCAGAAATTGTACTCTAATATGATGCAATATGGATACAACGATCAACTTTTTGCTCAACAAATGAGATTAGGATTATTTAGAGATTATGAACAAATGGATTCAGATTCAATAGTATCCTCTGCTTTAGATATTTACTCTGATGAATCAACAATGAAAAATGAATATGGTAAGGTTTTAGATATAAAAACAGATAATAATCAAATATATGATATATTACACAATTTATTTTACGATATTATAAATATAGAGTTTAATTTATGGCCTTGGATTAGAAATATGACTAAATATGGTGATTTCTTTTTACAATTAGAAATTACAGATAAGTATGGAATTACAAATGTAACACCTATGTCTGCTTATGATGTGGCTAGATTAGAAGGGCATGATGAAACAAATCCTCAATTAGTTCAGTTTATGTTAACACCTCAATCAGGTGATACTAATAAACATACATTAAAAAAACAGGATTCAAAAACATTTGAAAATTATGAGGTTGCACATTTTCGTCTACTTTCAGATGCTAATTATGTTCCGTATGGCCGTTCAATGTTAGAGGCTGGTAGAAAAGTTTGGAAACAATTAACTTTGATGGAAGATGCTATGTTGATTCATAGGATAATGAGAGCACCTGAGAAGAGAGTATTCAAATTAGACATTGGAAACATACCACCTGCTGAGGTTGATAACTATATGCAACAGGTAATAAATAAAATGAAAAAAGCTCCTGTTATTGATGAGAAAACAGGTGATTATAACCTACGATATAATATCCAAAACCTTACAGAAGATTTCTTTTTACCTGTTCGTGGTGGTGATAGTGGAACAAATATAGAAAGTTTAGCTGGTTTAACATATGAAGCGGTTGATGATATTGAATATTTAAAAAATAGATTGCTTGCTTCCCTCAGAGTGCCTAAAGCTTTCTTAGGATATGAAGAGGGATTGGGTTCAAAAGCTACTTTAGCTGCTGAGGATGTTAGGTTTGCCCGAACAATAGAAAGAATTCAAAGAATTGTAGTTAGCGAATTGACAAAAGTAGCTGTTGTTCACCTATACGCTCAAGGTTTTAGAGATCAAGAGCTTGTTAATTTTGATTTAGGTTTAACAAATCCATCCACAATATATGAACAAGAAAAGATTGAACTATGGAATAATAAAACATCATTAGCATCATCTATGTTAAACGATGGTTTGGTTTCATCTGAGTGGATTTATAAAAATGTATTCAGTTTTACAGATGAACAGATAAAAGAAAATGATGAACAGATTATTTTTGATTATAAAAATAAATTTAGAAGGCAACAGATAGAGACAGAGGGTAATGATCCAGCTAAAACAGGACAGTCTCAAGGCACACCATCGGATATGGCTATGGGTAGAACAGGTCATGAGTTGGATGATAAGGGTGGTTCAGAGGAAGGTGGACAGCCGGGCGCTGGAAGGCCTAAGGAAGCTAATAAATATAGTAAGGACAGCGGTGTGAGGGGTAGAGATCCATTAGGTGCGGTTGATAAAAGTAACGCATATGGTAAAATAGCTAAGGCTCACTATGAAAATCTGTATAAATATTTAGGAAACAACGCAAAATCTTTAATTTCAGAGTCAAGCGAGGTTGAGGAACAGTATAAGGAAGAAGTTTCTTCTCTTAATACTAACAAAAATTAATTAATCATATATTTATATATGAAGAATTGTATAAATTGGAGTTTAATATGAGTTCAAAGACAAAGCACTCAAAAATTCGTAATACAGGAATATTATTTGAATTATTGACACGCCAAATAACAGTAGATGTCTTAAATAATAATAAAAAAGCTGAGGCTGCTAACATTTTAAAGTCTTTTTTTAATAAAAAAACACAATTAGGAAAGGAATATGATTTATATAGGGTTTTAACAACAGAAAATTACAAATCAGAATCTAAAGCTAATCATTTAGTAGATGCAGTGATAAAAGCACATCAAAAATTAAATAGTTCATCATTAAAAAGAGAAAAATATAACTTAATTAAAGAAATTAAGAAAAATTACGATGTAAATGATTTCTTTATGGCTAGAATATCAAACTATAAGGTTAGTGCGTCAATTTATAAGCTATTTGAAGATAAAAATACAGAAAGTCCAGCGGATAAGACACAAAATCGTTTTACAATAGTTGAACACATCACCAGAAAGAATATTTCAAACAAAACAAATGAAAAAAAGCTTGTTGAGGGATATAAAAAGCAAGAAAAGGACTTACGATTGTTAGCTTATGGTATATTGGTAGAAAAATTTAATAAAAAGTACAAAAATCTAAGCGATTCACAGAAAAAACTTCTAAAGGAATATATAAATAACATTTCTAATACAAATTCTTTAAAAGAGTTCATAGAATCTGAAACTGTAAGGGTAAAGAAAAAACTCCAATCAATTCTTCCAACAGTTGATGATAAAGTAACAAAGATTAAGCTTAATGAGGCTGTAAATCAAGCAGATACCCTAATGAAAGGTAGGATAGTTGAGGATAAACAGGTTGTCACACTTATGAGATATTATGAATTGGTTAAGGAGCTAAAGAATGTCAAAGCTGGATAAGCTAAAAGAGATTATTCGTGAGCTAATTAAAAATGAGCTTGAGGAGGCTTCAACCTCTGCTAATGTGCCTGGCTATCAGACACCTTATGCTTTCAGAGGTAAGAGAAAAAAAGATAAAGATAAAGAGAAAAAGATAGCTACCAACTCTACAGGATATGATAGGGTAAATGAAGGTAGATATCACGATTATAGAAATGATAAGACTATGACTCCTAAGCAAAAAATTGGTAGATCTATGAGAGAGATTAGGGATAGTCTCAATGAATTGAATAGGTTGGTAAAAATGAATGTGCGTTTAAAGAACGAATTGAACGTGGATTCTAAGTCATATTGGAAAAATACACATAAAGCTTTAAACAAAATAAGTGAAAGGTTAGTAAAACTAGCAAATAAAGTAGGTCAG